GATTACGGCCCATCATCCACGCCGGGAACAAAAAGGATGCGAACTCAGACTTCGTGTGTCGCGGTGCCATATTTATTATTAATCTTTTTAATTCTCCGCGGGCCACGCGTTCTAATTTTTCTGAAATTATTTCGTGGTGCTTCCCTTGAATAAAGCTAGGCCAAATGTTTTTTACAAAACTTAAAAATACTTCTCGGCTCTCTTCCGTCTTCTCTAACTGAGCTAGTCTTAGTTCAAGTTTGAGCATCCTCTCGTTCTCTGTTCTACCATCCATATAGGGGTCCCTTACACTTAATTTGTATGCGATTTATGGGTTATTATAATATAGTTAATCGTTATATGAAAGTATATATAATTGTTTGAGAAAAACTTAGCCCATGCCCCCGCAGGCAAACGGCTACGCCTGTGTGCTCTAAGTCATTGTTTTTGTTACGTTTTTTAGCTTTTAGCCTCTATTGCTTAGGGACCCTAAACCATTCTAAAACGTCCATTAATAACGGCCAGCCGGGCCAGTTTATGCATTAATAAATAAGATTCCTGCAGGAGCTGGGCCGCGTGAATAGATCCAGCTGGCGTTTATTAATTGCGAATCACACCAGCCGCGGCGCGTGGATCCGGACCAGCCGCGGCGCGTGAATAGATCCAGCCCCGGCAATCCAGCCCCGGCAATCCAGCCCCGGCAATCCAGCCCCGGCAATCCAGCCCAGTTAGCCGCGGCTAAGATTGTTTTCCCAGTGTGAAAGAAAGTTATCCGCGGCTAAGTTAGTTTGTGCAGCATCAAAGAAAGTTAGCACGGGCTAAGATTGTTTTCCCAGGAGAAAAGAAAGTTAGTACGGGCTAACTATTACCAGCCCCATTAACAACGCCCAGCGGCTCGTAGGTTTTAGCTATAGGCCCAGCGTCCGCGGCGCGCTTGTTTAACTATTTAATACATAGTTGGAAGCGGCTGGTATTAACCAGCCCTGAAGGCGTAAAAAAAGGCCCAGTAAATGGGCCTTTATTAATGAATATTAACGCCGCTTTTTTAAGAAGCGTTTAAATATAATGTACAAAAATAGATTCATTTAACTGGATTCCTTGCCAATATCCCCAGCTATATGATGCCGCAACACTTGGCCCCAAGGTAAAGACTTAGTAAAACGCTTTAATAATTGCGAATCCGTTTCAAGCTGGGCCGCGTTGCTAGTGGCCTTCCAATGTATATTAGTTGGGCCAGTTGTAGCATAACAGCCGCCGTTAATATCTTTATTGCTGGCCTTTTTCTTCATTGGCCCATGATCTGTAAAGCCTATAATATAATCTCTATCCAGCCGCGCGCATAGCGGCCGCCCAGCCCCGCAAGATCTACAGTTTAATTTCTTATCAGCTTCAGCGGGACATTTAACAATTTTAACGCCTTCTATAACTTGCGTCTTTTTACCTTCCCAAAAATCTACATTTACATTTATTACAGTAGGTAAAATTTTGAACGCGTTTAACGCCGCCTTTATAGAATCCGCGCTATAATTAATTACAGTACGGCCCAGTTTTAAAAGGTGCGCATAGTTTAAAAAGTTAAAATGAGAATAAGTAAAAGACACGCCGCCAGCTGGGACCGCGTCCAATAAAGTATTTAAATATTCATTATCAACGCCAGCCGCGCCGCAACCGCTAGGGTTTAAATTACATGAAGCGGGACACGTCCCAAAATTATTTCCAGCGCCCGCTCTATATGTAATTGAGCAAAACGTTGTTTTCATAGCCGTTGAATTAATAACAGTTTTTAACATTATAAGACTCCTTGTTTAATAAGCTGGTTTAATTCGTTTAAATCTTGCGTGCATTCCGCACACATTAAGTATTTTTCATGGCGCTCTTTATCTTCATTATTATAATAGCATTCGTCGCAACCATTATTTTTTCCATAGGCCAGCGCCTTATATTTTGCAACGCCGCCGTTAACTTTAACCGCTTTAATGAGTGATATAGACATTTTTTAAACTCCTATTTGTTAAATGTTTAATATGAGATTTATTGCATACTTGTATATTAAATGTAAAGCGCAATAAAAAAGGCCCATAAACTGGGCCTTTAAGATCTTTATTATATTACTAGTTTATTGATCTAGTTTTTTTAATTCTCTATCAAAATACCGCGCGCAACTAATCCAGCTGGCCGCATTGATTCCGCTATCGTCTAAAATCTTTTTAGTATTTTTTGGATCTCCTTCATTTTCATTTAATAAAGCCTCTATATATTTATTTAAGGCTTCTATTATAAATATATGTGATAGCGCGCCAGCTGGTGAAGCGTTTAGATGTTTATTAAAAAAATCATGTGTAGTTTTATATTCCATTTTTAAAATTCCTCTTTAATATAATTTATAACAAGTCTATCGTTTAAATTATCATCTAAAAAAGCGGTTATCCCGTCCATATCCATTTTATTAGATTTCTCCATACAATCTAATAATAAAAAATACATTAAATCACGCCCTTCTAATGTCTCTACATACTCCAATAATTCCTTCTTTTCTAAATCATCCATTTTTTTAATTACTCCTATAAATTAAAGTTATCCTATAATCTTATATATATATCTTTAAAAAAGTAAAGGCCCGCATATTAGCGGGCCTTTTATATAAGTTTATTAGATCTAATTTATGCGGCGTATGCAACGCGGTTCCAATCTGTTTTACGCATGTTTAAAACTTGGCCGCCTAGACGTTGCCAAAAGTCTACATCGTCAGCTTGCGCGGTATTGCCTACCCTAGTAACCGCGTTTACAAAAGTTGCGCGGTTTAACGGCTGGCCGTTATTTTCATATCCAGCTTGGCCAATAGTATTTAATAAACCTTCCAATACGTTGCTAGTCTCTTTTTTAGATAAAGCTAAAACTTTACCTAAATTTTCAACGGCTTCAGTTTTTGGAATCTCTACTGTATCCTCAGCGGCTAATTTCATTTTCTCTATAGATTCATCAAAAGATTCTCTTGAAGAATATGAACTGACAATGTCCCGCAACTGTAATTTTAAACTATGGTTGTCAGCTTGTTTAGTCTCCGCGGTCAAAATATTCCACGTATCACCTTCACGCGCTGAAGTTATATGCGCTTTTCTAGTGGCCTTTTCAGTTTGCATTCCATTAAGACAGGCCAGCGTCCACGCTAAATTATGAACGTTAATACTACCAGCTCCAGTTTCGCTATTACTTATGCCAATACCATGCGCCATTAAATCATTTAGATTTGCACCAGTTCCAGTTATTACTTCAGATTTTAATCTGATATACATTTTCTTTTCAGTAATATCAGAATTAACTATTTTCCAACACGCATCAGATTCCATAAGCTGAGGCAACGCCGCTTCCAATAAATCAGAATTATCGAAAGTTTTAAAACGATCAGATAAAAACGCTCTAGCCGTTCCATAATTGCCAGCATCGTCATATGACCTAACCATACGTTTACTATTTTCTTTTTGAAATATTGCATTAGTTAAAGAATCATATTCAGCTGGGTAATCTGATTGCAACCTTCTAGCCGTTCTAGTGTCTAAACCATTTTTTTGCGCTATTTGATCAAAACATAAATTATTAATCTTTAAAAACTTAGTGGGAACGCCGCCAGCTCCTTGCATTACTAGTTCACTTTCATTAGGACCATTAGCCCAAACATTAGTTCTAAATTCTAGTTCACTAGTAGGGGCTATAAAATCTTGCTTCCTAGCGCTATCCGCTTGGATCTTTGTTAATAGCTGGGACAACGTTTGATTTTCGTTTTCTATATTATGCATTATTTTCTCCTATTAATATGCAAAAAGGCGGCCCTTAATTGGGCCACCCTAATGTTATGCGCTTTTATGGGATAGATGTCAAACTGGTAATTTATAGCGGGTTAATACCATTGCCAGCCTCATAGCCTCTAACAATGTATTTCTCAGTTTTATTCTTTTCATGTAAAGCGTCCATGGGATATATAGCAACGTCCCCAAGATCACCTTGCGCAACTAGTTCATCTATAAATTTTTTCATGGATTCTTTAGATTTAAAGTCCATTGCTAAACGATATATTGTCATTTTCTTTACTCCTTCTTTTTTGTTAACTTCTTTTGCTATTTGCTTTAATGATACATCAGCTACGGCTCTAGCCTTTTGTTGCTCTTTAACAATACTTGTCAAAGCTTCACTAGGCATTGAACGATCAGAAGCAATAAAAGCCATTCTCATTGGAATAACTTCATTATCATTACAAATGGTGCAACACTTACCATCAGTAAGCGGGAAAGCATTATGCCCTCCCTCCCATCCATTGGATTGAACCTCGATTGGTTTTTTACAAATAGAACAGTTCATTGGTTAACCTCCTTTAAAGTATTGTCATTTTCTAGAAAACGCCAATGGTTCCTCTTTGATTTTTCTAATTCAAAAATAGCTTTTACACAATCAGGGCAAGGCGTTTTATATTCAGGTTTAATTAAATCTGCATAATTATTACCCAGCATAGGTTTTCCGCAAAACGTCCCTGATCTGTCAGGGTATGGATATTGCCAATGTTGCTGGCCCAGCTTCTTAGTCCACTCGCTATATTTGGTATTGGCATAATGTTTTAATGCCGCATTGTTTTGTTTAATTGTCTGCATTTATATCTCCTATTTTTAAAATGCGAAAAGGCGGGATTAATTCCCGCCCTTATGTTATGCGCATAAAATCGCATAGATGTCAAACTATCTTCTTTTACGCCTCCTTCCTTTAAAAGGTTTATCTTTTAAATACTTCTCAAAATTCTCGCCGTAAAATAATCTTCCAAAGAGCCACATTAAAAACATTACGCCACCTTCCTATTCTCAGCTCTAGCCGTTACATTTATAACAATTACAGTTTGGTCTAGATCATTATCTAATATTACTCTTTTATAATTAAAAGCTATTAGATCATTTATGCGGGCCTTCTTTTTAATACCAGAAATAGATAATCGTCTATCGCCTCGATTTACAGTTTTATAAAAAGAAATTGTGCCAATACTATCATCTTCATAATATGCCAGCAGTTTATGTTTTTCACCTTTTGCCATTGCTTCAAAATCAATTCCAAATAATTTAGCAAAACGTCTAACGCTAGTGTTTGCATCTATTATAGATTTGTTAATCATTGTGCTGGTTAAGCGGAGCTGGCCAAAGTCTGGGTTTAACGTTTTTAAGACTTGTTCTTCTTTATTCATCGTAGCCTCCTTCTTTTTTTTCTTTTATTAAATCTTTACCTAATTCAACAAGTTCCTCTAGCTCTGAATAACTAAAAACATCTCTCATTAAATATTTAGTGTTCCATAATACATTGGAACTATATTTACTCTGGTCGGAATAAATTAAATTATTCATTGTTCGCCTCCTTATTTTCAATTTCTTGATTAATAAAATCTCGCAATTCAATTATTTGTTTTTTATTCCAAACGTCCCTTACAAGATAATTAGTTCGCATGGTATTTTCTTCATGCTTTTCAACATTTAATAATGAATTATAGGAAATTTCTTCATGTTCTTTTTCATCATATTGAAAACCATTTCCCATTTCATTTTTAGTTTTCCAGTGTTTCATTTTCTGACTCCTTAACAGTACATTCAAAAGTATTATCAAAAGCACATTCAGTTGATGCCAATATTTTAGCCTCTTCTTCATCAAAAGCCTCAACATGAATTGTAGTGAAAGTTTCTCCGTGCATATATACCTCGTATTTTTTTGTACCAAAAAGTTTAGGATCATATGGAAAAGTGTGAGTGTGTAAATGTACTAAATCATTTAACTGCCCCCATTCGCCATTTTTTAATTTAGGTACAGAATATATATCCACCTCATATGAAAGCTCATCATTCTCGCCATAGTTATCTAGGAGTAAATGATAATCATAAGGTTTGCCATCATGCCAAATGCAATGCCACATATCAGTTTCTTTTTTGTTTTTGAAATACCGAGCTGAGGCCACGGCTTTTTTAATTACTTGTTCCATTGTTGGCCTCCTTGTTTTTAGGAAATAACTCCCAAGAAAAACCATCTGGTAACCACGACATTGAAAAGGAATTAGCATAAGCTACTAAATCTTTAATATTAGTAAACTGATGCTCCTCTCCTTTATCATCAATAATTATTATTTTATCCATAATTAGTCCTCCTCACAATCAATTTCTTCATCTTCAACTTTATCTAAAAGTTCTTTTAATTGTGTTTTCAAATCAACCCAACCATCTACTTCACTTTGTTTTAAGTAATCAAGAACAACATTTATACTTGTTTTTACTTCAGGGTAAATAGTTTCTGATTGATTTAAAATAGCAAAACCTGAAAAAGCCTCTTCGCTTTTTGTCTTTGGATAATTCATAAACTCATCATTTTTGTCATAACAAATTCTTACATTAAAGTTATCCTCTAACTGGGCGTTTATTGTACCAATCAAATCTTCAAAGTTTTCTACTTGTTTTTTTGAAATAATTAAATGTTCATCGTGATTGAAAAATGTATCTTTCATAATTAGTCCTCCACAACATGAACTGTATTTAATGAAAACTTAACATCGCCATAAACCCAGTCTTCTAACTTACTATAATCTAAAACGGGTTCAGGGTTTATTTGGTCAAAAAATTCATATTCAGTATGCATCGCTAACTCTTTAGCTTTTTGTTCAGCCTCTTCCTGAGAAGTGGCCTTTATGGTATAATTTTTATCAAGCCAAATGTTAACGTCAAACTTGACTGTGTAATCTTTCTCTATGGGATTGTCATTTTCTTTACAACATTGTTTATGAGATTTTAAACAGTCTTGAACTGTATGTCTGTCTTTATCATAATTATACTTCATAAAGTCCATAAGTTTTGAGAAATCTCCGATAACACCTCCCTCGCCGTAAGTGTGATCGTAGTAATAATATTGTTTAATCATGTCTAGCCTCCAAGCTATCTGTTTACGTTAAAACCAGCGTATGGGATTTTTAGTATAAGATCAAGTTAAAAGTTTTTTGCCAATCAAAAGGCTCTGGACAAAAGAATAAAGGTTCTAACTTCAGGCCTTTTTCTCTAAGCTCTACGGCTTTGTCAGCTTTATATAAATGGAGGCCTTTTAGACTTTTTACTAAAATCCAAACTGAAGCGTCTTTATGTAAAGTAATCCAACTAACTTGTTGGGGGCTAAGTTTTACGGCATTAAACTTTGTGTACTTTAATTCTATAAAATGAAATTTGTGATTATGATCACATAACAATAAGTCTGGTAACCCAAGCGTCATCCAATTTTCAATACGGCTCAGTCTTAAT